TCGCGCCGCCCCATGTCGATGCGTATCCCCCGCTCCATCATGGTGAGGGCGAGGGGAAGGAGGGCCCGCTCGAATTCGTAGGTGGGGGTGTGGGGCAGGGCGGCATCCACCTCCAAGGTGAGCATCCCGTCGAGCCCGTTGTAGACGAGCTGCTGGAGGGTGGCGTCCATGGTGGGGAGGTTGTCGGTGTATAGGGTCCTCATCGCTGAAGGTCCTGCTCTAGGGCGTGGGATAGCTGCACGAGGAGGGAGAGGGCGTGGCTGCGCCCCAAGGGGATGCGCGTCAGTACCCCGGAGAGGACCACGTTGGCAACCATCCCCTCCTGCGTCGTGGTGATGAAGAGGAGGGGCGGCGGCTCATACTTCACGACGGAGGGTCCTGCCTTCCTCGATCATCTTCTTGACCCCACGGGCGAGGTAGTCGGGGTCGATGTTGAGGATGAGGCACATGTCCTTGATGGGGGTGGCGGAAGAGGAGAAGATGACGCTGCGTGCTTGGTCCCGCTGGATGCCGGGCTTGGGGGAGGTTGCGTCCTCCACGGCCTGCATGATGACGGCGAGGAAGAGGCGCTCTTCGGGGCGGAGGCTACGGGTTTCGGATACCGTGGCGATGTCGTAGTTGGTGGTGTCCCAATCCCACGAGAGGAGTTCCTGCGCCATCACTCATCTTTCTTGTTCCGATCCTTCACCTTGCCAACGCGCATGTTCTTCCATGACTTCTCGTTGCTATAGATGCTACCCAGAAAGCCCAAGGATTTCAACCACTCGATCTCGTGGGAGTGGGACTTGAGCATGGTGTCCTCCACGGGGAAGCGGATGCGCAGTCCCATGCGGATGAGGTAGGTCAGGTCGTAGACGGCGTTGTGCGCCACCTTGCGCAGGGGGGAGGCCATCAGGCGCTGCACTTCGAGCCACATCTGCAGCTCGGTCTCCTCGTCCCAGAAGTTGTGCTCGTGGTACCAGAAGGGCAGCACGTAGACTTCGTGGGGAGAAGTGGCAAAGCAGATCATGGTGACCTGCTGCTGGGAGGTTTCTATGTCGAAGGCGAACTGGGGACCCGCGAGGATGCGCTGGGTGATGCGGCGCATGTCGGCGAGGGACTCCACGATGTGGAGGGTGCGGCGGGGGAAGACGCTGCGGGGCTTGAGGGATTCCTGCCACGCCTTCTTGAGGTCCATGGAGAGGACGGGGAGGAGGGACTGGTCCTTGATGATGGCGCGGGGATTGTGGGACCCTATGACCCGAAGCCCACCGGAGGTGTAGAGGATGGTACCCCGGTGATCTTGCAGCTTCTCACCTGTGAGGGACCACACGGCAAGGTCACCCAGAGCAAGAACGAGTCCGGCAGTCCGGCATCGTTCACGTACTCGATGGTAATGAGGGAGGAGTTCTCCCCGGAGGTATCCGTACTTGTAGTGGATTGGGTTGGCCACGGCATCATTGGGGCAGTCCTTCTTGGGGTGGAAGCAGGTGGAGGGATTGCCGAAGCGCGGGGTCTCTGGAAGGAACGTGTCCATCTCGAAAGGGCCACACTCGGCGTAGCGCAGGGCAATGCCCAAGAGGGCGGCGGGGTAGCCGCTGACGTGGCGCCCCTCCTTGAGGTCCTGCACCGAGGGGTAGTCGAAGAGGAGGAGCATGGGAAGTTCCCGTGTAAGGGTGGCGGATGGCGGGGCTCTCACCTAGAGGTCGCAGTACCAAGCCCAACCTTATTGCTACTGGATGCCGCCACTCACCCTCGGTCCCGTACTGCGACCTAGGCCTTGGAGAATTGGCTCATGGGGATCACCGCCATGGGCTCTATGTCTCGGGGGTCGTTGCGATCATAGCGCCCGCCCATCACGATGTGGGAGGGGCAGGGATCCTTGGAGTGCCAGATGACGCCCTCACCGTCCCGCACCACCACGTGGTAGGGGAGGCGGGCAGCGCGGCACATGTCTTGGGCTTCGCGCCACTTGACGAGGGAGGTGAAGAATCCGCCCAGCTCTTCGAGGCGCTGCATGGTGTAGCTGCGGCACTTCACTTCCATGAAGCCCTCGATGGTGGTGCCGCGCACGAGGGCAAGGTCAACCTTGAGGGCAGGGTGGAGCTTGTAGATCTTGAGATCCCACAGGGCGGAGAGGTGCTTGCACACGCTCTTCTCGTTGAGGAGATCTTCTTGGGTCTGGTAGAGGGGCATGGGGTTCTCCGTAGGGTGGGGGATGCCGCCCCCGTCGCTCACCACTGGGCAGGTGACGCCCAACATCAGGCCTTCTTCCAGCGCTGGACGTTGAGGTACTCCTTGCCGGTGGTCTTGTTCTTCTCCGGGGTGTAGTCGAACTCGACCTCGGCGCCCACCAGAAGCTCGGCGGCATCCTCCTCGCCGAACTCCTCCGGGAGCTTGTTGAGCCACTCCGGGTCCGCATTCTGGATGGCCGTCCAGTATTGCTTGATGGCGGCCTCGCTGAGGTAGAAGCGGCGAGAGGTGAGTTCGCGGTTCAGTTCGACACCCTTGAGGTCCTGACCCGAGAGACCCTCGCGGGCCTTGAGGGAGAACACGATGAACTCGGTGCCGGTGTTGGCGACATCCTTGCGCCACGCCGTGATGTAGCCGACGTAGCGACCGGGCGGGTGGTAACGCTGCATCTCGACGTCGTTGCGGGTGTACATCTTCTTGCTCATGGACATGTGAGTTCCTTTCAGTTTTCGATCTGCTTGAAGATCGCGCCCAGATCGAACGGCGCTTCTGCTGCGACCTTGTGGGGTGCGCTGCATTTGAGGTAGCCCATATCACGAGTGGTTTGGGTGGTCAAGACGGGCTTGCCGTCCTTGCGCGTGGCCCACCAGACGTTGTTCATGTAACGGGCGACGATGTTGGGAAGTTGCTGGCCGAGGAAGGAGGGGTAGGCGCGCATCACTCCCCCGGTCTTCTTGTTCTCGATGAGTCGGATGTGGGAGATCATGATGATGTGGAACTTGTAGCGGTCGGAGGTCAGGCGTGCAACCTGATTCTCGAAACGCTTGGACATGACGCCCCACAGGGACTGGTCGAACCCGGCCTTGTCGTCGGCGACGTTGTTCTCCTTGAGGACCGTGGCCATGCACGTGTCGTTCCAGAAGGTGGCGCTGTCGATGACGAGGACGGTGTTGCTATCCCACGTGGTGAGGTCGCCGAAGTCTTCCTCGGGGAGCTTCCACTGCGTGGTGATGGCGATGGACTTCTTCCACGACTCCGGGTCCTTGGTGGGGATGGAGTAGTAGGAGATGTTGTCCGCCTTGCCCTTCTGAAGGTAGGCGTTGAGGATCGCGAGGTTGTTGTCGAGATCGACGATGCGCACCTTGTAGTCGGAGTTGGCGAGGGTGGCGAGGAGGCCGGTCTTACCGGCGCCCGGGTCGCCCACGAGGAGCAGCTTTACGCGGCGCTGGTTGGGGTGTTGGGAGAAGGAAGGCATTCATCACTCCATTCGATTTCATAATCATAGGCCCACGACATCGTGCCATCGGGCAGGATGATGTCGTAGGTGGGGACTAGCATGTCGGGACGAGGGTGGTCAACAGTCTTGACGGGGGTGCCCGCTGGGAACTTGTTGATGGTGGCCTTGAGGGTGGGCATCAGTGGATCCTGATGATGAGGTCGATGGTGAGAACCGCCAGCAACAGGATGTTGCAGAGGAGGACGCCTGCGAGGAGGAACCCGAACACTACATCGGGTTCAGAAATCGCAGCGCACACTCGCTTCGCGCAGGATGTAACGACTGTGATCGACTTCCTCGCACCATCGCGAAGCAAACTCGGGAGACATTGGAGATGATACCACACGATAGATTCCTTTCGAGATGATGCTGAGGGCGCAGTTGCAGCATGGTGGGTGGGTGACGTAGAGGGTGGATCCTGCCGTGGGGAAGGCGGCGTTGTCAAGCACGTTGCGCTCGGCATGGATCATGTACCTCAGCTTGGCCTCGCGGGTGTGCAAGCGGAAGAGGCTGTCGGTCACGTTGGGTGGGAACCCATTGTAGCCGAGAGCCACTTGCCGCTTGTCGGTGCCCACGAGGACGGCGCCCACCTTGGTGCTGGGATCCTTGCTCCACTGGGAGACATGGTGGGCCAGCGCCAAGAAGCGGGCGTCCCAGTTCATGCGGTGCGCCACACGCGGATGCCCTGCACGCCATCCTGTTCCCACTGGCGGGACTCGAAGGTGCGCCGCAGCTTGCGCGAGTTGCGCAGGATGAGGCTTCCAAGTTTGCGCCGGGACTTAGGGATGAAGAAGGACTCGCCCACTTCGAGGTGCTTGAAGGGGTAGAGGAGGGGGCGCCCCACCTTGGAGGAGGGCATCGGGATGTTGTTGTCGATGGGAATCATGGCATGTCCTTTTCGTAGGTGACGCCGAGGAACTCCTCGGCAGCGGTGACGAGGTTGGTGAAGAGGGTGGCGAACTCCAACGCAGTTTCCTCGTCGGAGGTCTTCACTTCTAGGCGGGAGGTGACGACGGCGTCAACCATGAAATGGTTGAGGGCCTCGACTTGGGTGGCGATATCGACGGGGTTCATTTCTTCTTCCTGTTGAGGTGATGGACAATGAGGTCGGCGATCTCGTCGCGGAGGGCAGTGCTGCACTCCACCTCGACGATGATCATGAGTTGCTTGGAGCCCCGGAAGATGGAGCCCCCGATGGTCGTATGCTTCTTCGGCATGGAATGAAGTCCTCGTATCGGAGGGATCCCATGCGCATTGCGAGATGCTGCTCGGGATCCTTGGGGTGGGTGGGACGAAGGCGTGTCTTGTAGATTGCTATGCGGGTGTGGGACCTCGTGCTCCGCACCAAATCGACGGTGTCGAGCTGGCGCAGGCGGATGAGGGCTGCGATGGTGGAGACCACCTCCTTTCGGGTGAGTTGGGGGTATTGCTTGAGCAGGCTGTCGATGGTGAACTCGGTCGGCTGCAAAAGGATGGCGGCGCGTGCCAGCTTATTCTTGATCATGGCGATCCTTTGCCCACTGGGGGCAGAAGGGGGCGGCGCTGCAGTACTCGGCGCAACGAAGGTAGTGGCCGGGGCGCTTCTCCACGTAGAGGTAGCGGGCGTCGGTGGCGCTGGCGATGAAGGAGGTGGCCGCCTCCTCGGAGTCGAAGAGCTTGACGGCGTTCTTGCGCCCGTTCTTCATGACGGCGAACTTGGGGGGCTTGAACCAGCGCTCCTCGTCGGTGCAGGGCTGGGGATTGTCGTGCTCCTTGACGCGCTGGGAGATGCGCTCCTCGGCTTCGCTGGGGGGCCAGAGGGGAATGTCAACGACCTGCACCATGATGTCGGGGTAGTCGATGTTGCGGGTGTTGAACTTGGCCCAGTCGCGGAGGACTGCTACCACTTGGAGGGCCTTGATGTCTTGGCCGTGCTCGCGCAGGAGGAAGGCGTAGGTGTTGAGCTGCTGCTCCCACTCGGCTTCGCCCTTCTGGTGGTTGAAGCGGGAGACGCTGGTGACCTTGTAGTCTTGGATGGTGTTGGAGGCCACGACGAAGCGGTCGAACTGGCCCGAGAGGTTCTTGCCTTCGACGTGGGTGAAGAGCCGCTTCTCGACGACGGCCTCGGGGTCGCGCTTCGAGACGTACTCGTGGAGGGCCTTGCCGAGGAGGGTGCCCAGCATGTCGGAGGCATCGACCTCCATGTCGTCGCGGTGCTGGCGGGTGAGGGCCACCATCTGCGTGGGCTTCCAGAGGGAAGAGGCGGTGATGTCTGCGCCCCCGTCGTCGTAGTCATCGTTGGCGATGGCGTTGTAGATGGGAAGGGGGAGGTTCTTGTTGTTGGTGATTTTCATGGGAGCTTCTCCAGCTTGAGGGCGTAGCCTAGGGTGTTGGCCAAGGCGGTGAGGGAGGCGACGGTGGGGGATCCCCGGCGGAACCAACGGCGGGGAGTTTGGGGATCCACTCCTGCCCGCCGGTAGATCTCGATAACATAGCCGGGACGCTGCTTCAAGAGAGCGTGCAATTCTTTCAGCACGGGGTCGATGCCGGAGACGTGGCCGCCGAAACGACGCTGCGCCAACGCTATCTGCTGGGGGTTCTTCGTCATGTGAGGGTGATCCCTGCGAGGTTGCAGGCTTCGATGAACTCCTCGGCATCCCGGATGTAGAAGTCTTGCTCCTCGGGGGGCAGGAGGTTCCAGTCCTTGTGGGGAAACTGGACGCGGGCGAGGGCAATTGCTATGCGCTCAGCCTTCTCCACTGGGTTCCTCCTTCTTGGGCGCGCGGACCTTGCGGTGCTGCGCGAGGTTGGCTTCGATCTTCTTTGCGATGGCATCGTAGTCCTCCGGGGTGAGTTCCTCGACATCGAGGTGGAAGAGTTCCTTGGTCAATGGAGCTTCTCCTTGTCCTTGAATTGGGTGATGGTCTGGTTGAGGTCGATTGCTATCGCCTCGATGAACTCATCCCACTTCTCGCTGGGGGCGTGGGTGACGAGGTCGGTGGCCAGCATCCTCACGTAGAAATTGAGGCGGAAGGCGAAGGAGTCGGAGCCCGACCATCCCTTCGTGTGCCTGTATATCTTCTTGATGAGGTCGATGCCAAGCTGCGTGGCAAAGTCATCGTCGCTCATTTCTTCTTTCTCCCTCGGTATGGGTTGTCGCTTACAAACTTCCTATCAATTTCGCAGGCGAACCACCCCTGTGACCAAGCCTCGGCCATGCGCTTGCGGAGGAGGCGGTCGATCTCCTTTGCGGCAGCCTTGCGGTACGCCTGCTCGCACCACCTGACAGCGATGCGCTCTCCGGCTGTTTCGCGGCGGGTCATGGCTTGCCCTCCAGCGCGTTGCGCGCAATCAAATGCGGGCACTTACCGTCTTTGGCACATTCGGAAACGCACTCGCGGATAGACGAGCAAGCGCAAGCGGACTCTTGCAGCGCCTCGCGCAGCCGCTCGTTCTCCGCGCGCTGACGCTCAATCTCTCGCACAGCCCAATGCTCTGCTTCTGTCTTTGGCCTGTTCGGGTCCATGAACAGCCCGGCCAGTTCTGCTGGTGTTGCCGCGCGAGCGGTAAAAGCGTAGGTCGCTTGGTAGGTGGTGTCGCTCATGGCTGCGGCTCCTCGTCCAGCTTTGCGATCAGAGCGTCGGCGTAAACCACCGCCCACTTCGCGATGAAGCCAGCATGAACGGGCGGAGCGACTAATTCAGCAGAGGCCAGCATTCCCTGCAATGCCGCCGTCGCGATGCGCTCGCGGCGGTCGGCGCGCAGCCGCTCGTTCTCCGCGCGCTGATTCTCCACCTCGGCCAGCAAGAAAGCCCTGTCCTTGTGAACAAGGTAGATTTCCTTGTTCGCTGGACCTTTAGCAACATCCTGCTCAACCCTATCTCTGATCTCCTCGATCTTGTCGCTCATGGCAGGGACTCCCAAAGGGCGCAGGCCCACATGATTAGGTAGGCGGTGAGGGTGAGGGTGATGAGATGGGGGCGGGTCATATGCCACCCCTCTCTCGGAGGGCATGGACCTGATCGTAGCCCAGCTCGTGGACCATGTCATGGGCCATGTCGAGGATACCCTTGAAGTCCTCGTCGGTAATGATGGTGCCGTTGCCGCCGTCGCAGCTCTCGTCGTCAATGACGATACGGAGGGCTTCGAGGTACTGGGTGATTGCCTTCAAGGTGAGAGCTTGGCTCTTCTCCACGTTGAGGAGGGAGGACTGGGCGAGCTGCTGCTCCTCGGTGGCGTCCTCTTGGGCGAAGTAGGCTTGCTCGGGGCTCAGGATACGCATCGTGGTTCTCCCTTGGTGAGGATGATGGGGGTGGGACCTGACCGCTTGGCCTTCTGGTAGGCGCGGCGCAGGTGGCGGTTCATCTGGAACTGGTGATTGATGGTTTGTATCCGTGTACCTTGGCAAGCATGGCACCGCAAGTCTTGACCGCTCTGGGAACCTAGTCTCATTCCGGTACCGTTGCAGGCAGGGCATATGATCTGCATATGGGTGTCCTCAGAAGGGGGGATCGAAGAGGTCACCAGCATCGTGGCGCTGGCGATAGGTGAGGGCGATGGCATGGTAGCGGTGGGCGAGGGAGAGGTTGCCCTCCCACTCGGCGTCGCTGGCGAGGTTGTGGAACTTGCAGTAGAGGGCGAAGGTGGTGGGAATGTGGGGGGACTGGGGTTCCATGGGGACCTCGGGAAGGTGGGTCCCCCCGCCCTTGGGAGAGGGGACCCGGGTTTCAGAAGGGGCACTCTTCGTAGCTGGTGGTGGTGGGGCTGGTGGGGTTGGAGACCTCCTTCACCACGGTGAGGTGGCAGACGCGCACCTTGGTGTTGTGGTAGTCGATGGGCACGCTGACGACGTCGGCGGGGTTGACCCGGCAGACGAGGGTGCGGGCCCCGCCGAACTCGCGGAGGTACTCGTAGCTGCACACGTGGAGACCGTGAGAGCAGGTGCTCTCGGGGTCGTCGTCCACCAAGGAGCGATGCATGGAGTGGGTGGAGCCCACGGTGTAGCGGTTGGACTTGCCGGTGTGCACGTCGAAGTAGTCGTCCTTCACCTTCTTGTAGAAGAGGAGGTCGCCCTCGGGGGTGATGGTGATCTTGTTGGTGGCGACGAAGCGCCAGAGCTGGTTGCGGCTGCGCATCGAGGGGTTGGCGAGGACCTTGTCGAGGAAGGCGAGGAGGGGGCCAACGGGCAGCCCCTGCTGGTGGAGGTCGAGGATGTGGGGGACGATGGCGTTATCGACGGGGGTCCCCCCACGGAGGATGGTGGTGCCCACGATCTCCATGGCACCGGCCACGAAGGAGGAGACGCGGCGACGGGGTGTCATCAGGTCGATGGCATCGTCCCACCGCTCCTCTCGGAGGGCATCGAGGATGGCGGAGAAGGAGGGGTGGTCGCGGGTGACACTGAGAGTGTCGTCGGCGAGGATGGTGATGGTGTTGTCGGTGATGAGATGGGGATACATGGGTTCACTCCTTGATGATGAGGGACACGATGGAGGTGAGTTCGTCAGCGTGCTGGTAGCCGAATGAAGCCGCCTTGAGGGGCTTCAAGAGGGGGTGGCGCTTTACTGCATCGTCGATCTCCTTTTGCCATTCGATGGGGGCGGGCATCTTGTCCCACCAGAGGGTCGTGATGTCAAGATGATGCGCAGTGGGCATCTGGGGGATGGTGGGAACGAGCCCGTTGCGGGAGAGGGCGAGGACGAAGGGCTTGTTGTAGGTGTGGTAGCTGGCCCAGTTGTGGTGCTGGAAGGAGGCCTTGGCCTCGTCGAGGTGGGGGAGGGCCGCCTGTTCCCAGAGGGGGAGGGCCTCCACGAGGTTGCCCACGCCACCCCGGTGATTGTGGGGGATGACGTAGAGACCGGGGACCTTGAGGCGCTCGGCGATGCTGCGCATCAGGTTGAAGGTGAGGCGGATGCTGGTGCCCTTGATGTTGAGGTTGGCATCGACCTCGATGTAGTGCTCGTAGGAGCCGGTGGACACTATGAGCTTGTCCTTGGAGCCCATGGTGCGGAGCTGCCGGGGACGGGGGGAGCTGCGCAGGGGACTGGTGGTGGGGATGGAGGAGATGCGGGTGTAGGGGATACCCAGAAGGTCGAGGCTGGCGGGATCCTTGACGAGGAAGAGGGGGGCGCGGGACTTGCGGTGGAACTGGATGCGCTCCTGCCACCGGCGGATATCGTCGAGGACGTAGACGTCGTGCTGCGGGGAGAGGTGGTCGCCAGCGGTCCAGCGGGGGACCCAGCGCACCCTGTTCTGCTGGCGCAGGGTGATCTCCGCGAAGATGTGGTCGTCGGAAATGAGGTAGACGTTGGAGTTGCAGACTTCGTGGTCGTGGAGCTGGATGGTGTGGTTGAGGACGCTGCCTTCGAGGACGCGCCAGATCTCGGGCACGGTGGTGCACTTGGCGAGGATGGTGGAGAGGTTGGCACGGTACTCGGCGGTGGCCTCCTTGATGCGCGTATCCAAGAGGGAGATGGTGGCGGGGGAGTATACGACTTCCTCGCGGGATGCGGTGACCTCCAACTCGCCTATGGCAAACTGGAGGACGAAGGGCGGGACGGAGTGGTGGTTGATGCGCATCTGGTCGAGGGGGTAGGAGACAGGGCCCACCATGATACGGGGCTTGCCGCTGCGCTGGACGAAGAAGTTGGTGCCCCGGTAGGTGATTTCGGGGCGGGGCAGGGGGGCGCCATCGACGAAGGGGGAGGGCTCGAAGAAGTGGATCTGGTCGATGGCCTCGCGCCATTTGGAGGGGTCACCGGCAGGGACAGTGATCTCCAAGCCGGTCTCTGCGGTGGGGGCAGAGTGGGTCTGGTGGAGGGTGGGCATCCCGTTGGCGGTGATGGAGGCGAGGTAGGAGGTGCGGGTGCCACCGTGGTAGGAGGTGATGGCGTAGCTGTTGACCACGGCGAAGGGGGACTTGGCACCGAG